TGATCTGTTCGGAAATACTTTTGATGTCACCATCCAGCGCCGCGCGATATTTGTGCAACTCGGACACATCAGCGGCGACTTCTTCAATGGCTTGACCGATCTCGGTGCGCGCATCGGCGCTGGCGGCGCGCTCAGAGGCCGAAAACTTCTTCAGGACAGCGCGCACACGGTCGAGCAACCCAGATCCAGGGCTTTCCTGCTCGTCAAATTCGAGTACAACCTCCACACCTTCGGAAAACAGGTTGTCGGCATCCTGTTTGCGGGCTGCAAACGGGGACGCCTGCGGATTCTTCTGCGCAAATGCCAGAACATCCGTACCCAGCGACGCGGGGCTGTCGGTGACGCCTAGACCTATCAGATATGCCTGCCCGGTATCCGCGAATTTGGGGTTGATCTCCATCGACGTGTAGATCTTCTGGCGACTCTTGGTCAATTCAATCAATTCGGGCGTGGGGTCGATGCGGGCAAACAGGGCCAGCTTCTTATCATCGACTTCGCGCGCTTCCAAAGCGATGACGTCACCGTAAGCGCGAAATGTGCTGTCGGGCGCGATGCCGCGGATGTGTTCGATCCAGACGCGCGCGCCATAGGTTGCGGGGTTGTAGTTTGCGGCCATCTGCGCAATCCATGCGCGCTCAATATGGCGACCATCGGTTGTCGCGCCTTCGGTGGCGACACGGAAAAATTTCGACGTGAATTTCTTGGGTTTCTGATCGGTTGGGGTGGACATGGGCGGGGCTCCGAGGATGCGCATCTATCGTCACCCCGGATGTTCGCGGCGGCTTGCCGTGATCTCAATCGTTTGTGCCGCTAATGGGCGGTATTACCCAAGCATTCCCGCGAAGGATCAGCGGCAGATGCGGACAATTCGGGCATGGTTCAAGCCCCGCCGCCTGTACACGATCACCGCCGCTTGGCGCGCTTTCTCTATTTCCAGGGATGGCGCGTCTCGTCCATTGCCGCGCACCTGGGCGAAAGCCGTACCACCGTAACGAGTTGGAAGGCGCGCGACAAGTGGGAGGAAACCCCCGTCATTGACAGAACCGAGCAGGCCATTGAAGCGCGGTTGGTGCAACTGGTGGTCAAGGACGTCAAGACCGGCAGCGACTACAAGGAAATCGACCTGCTCGGCAGACAGATCGAGCGCCTGGCGCGCGTGCGGCGATACAGCGTCAGCGGCAACGAGGCCGATCTCAATCCTGCTATTGAGGCACGCAATGCGGGTCCAAAACGTCGGCCTGCACGTAACGAATTCAACGAGGGCCAGATTGAAAAACTGCTCGACGCCTTCCGAGACGCATTGTTTGATTACCAGAAAGTCTGGTATCGCAACGGCCATCAGCGCACGCGCACAATCCTCAAGAGCCGCCAGATCGGCGCTACGTGGTACTTCGCACGCGAGGCGCTGGTCGATGCCGTGGAAACCGGCCGCAATCAGATCTTCCTGTCGGCCAGCAAGGCCCAGGCCCACGTGTTCAAGCAGTACATCGTGCAATTTGCGCGCGAGGCGGCGGATGTCGATCTGAAGGGCGATCCCATTGTTCTATGGAACGGCGCGCACCTGCATTTTCTGGGTACCAACGCCCGCACGGCACAGGGTTATCACGGCAACTTCTACTTTGACGAATTCTTCTGGACACAAAAATTCCAGGAACTGAACAAAGTGGCCAGTGGCATGGCGCTGCATAAAAAGTGGCGCAAAACCTACTTTTCGACGCCCAGCAGCATGAGCCACGAAGCCTATCCATTCTGGACGGGAGATTTGTTCAACCGCAGGCGACAGAAGTCGGAAAAACGGATCATCGACGTCAGCCATACGGCACTGGCCGATGGCCGCCTGGGCGCTGACAACATCTGGCGTCAAATCGTGACTATCGTGGACGCCGAGCGTGGCGGCTGCAATCTGTTCGACATCGAGGAACTACGCAACTACGAGTACAGCCCGGACCAGTTCGACAACCTGCTGATGTGCCAGTTCATTGACGATACGGCCTCGGTGTTTCCGCTCGCCGACATGCAGCGGTGCATGGTCGATTCCTGGGAGGCGTGGCGCGATTTCAAGCCGTTTGCGGCGCGGCCCTTTGGCGATAGGCCCGTGTGGATTGGTTACGACCCGTCGCACACGGGCGACAGCGCTGGTCTGGCGGGGGGCGCGCCGCCATTGACTGCGGGCGGCAAATTCCGCGTACTCGAACGCCATCAGTATCGCGGCCTGGATTTTGCCGCTCAGGCCGAATCCATCCGGCAGTTCACGCTGAAATACAGCGTCGAGCATATCGGCATCGACGCCAGCGGCCTGGGCCAAGGCGTATTGCAACTCGTGCGCCAGTTCTTCCCCGGCGTGCAAGCCTACAGCTATTCGATCGAGGTGAAAACCCGCCTTGTGCTCAAAGCCAAGGATGTGATCACGTCCGGCCGCCTGGAATTCGACGCGGGCTGGATAGACCTTGCGCACGCCTTCATGAGTGTGCGTAAGGTGCTGACACAAAGCCGCCGCCAAGTCACCTACGACGCCACGCGCAGCGAGGAAACCGGACATGGCGACCTTGCATGGGCGTGCATGCACGCACTGGATAACGAACCGCTTGAGGGCCGCACCGGCGCCAATAGCAGCCTTATGGAGATTTTCTGATGACGCAACCCGCCACCGCCGCCCCGCAGGTCGAGGTGTTCACCTTCGGAGAGCCGGAGTCCGTACTAAACCGCAGCGAGATACTGGACTACATCGAAGCGTGGTCGAACGGCCGCTGGTACGAGCCGCCCATCAGCCTGGACGGCTTGGCCAAATCGTTCCGCTCCAACCCGCATCACAGTTCCGCGATTTACACCAAGCGCAACGTCTTGGCCTCGACATTCATCCCGCACCGGCTGCTGTCGCGCGAGGCATTCTCACGCGCGGCGCTGGATTTTCTGGTATTCGGCAACGCCTACCTTGAGCGCATCGAGAGCATCGGGCGCACCCCTTTGCGACTTGCGCCAAGCTTGGCAAAGTACACCCGGCGCGGCACGGATCTCGATCAGTATTTTTTCGTCCGCGGTTGGCAGCAGGAACACGAGTTTCGCATTGGCACCGTGTTTCACCTGCGCGAACCGGATATCAACCAGGAAATCTACGGACTGCCGGAGTACTTGGCCGCCTTGCATTCGGCATGGCTGAACGAATCCGCCACGCTGTTTCGGCGCAAGTACTACAAAAACGGCTCGCACGCTGGTTACATCCTCTACATCAGCGACCCGGCGCATGACAAGGCAGACATCGACGCGTTGCGCAAGGCCATGCGCGAAAGCAAAGGGCCGGGCAATTTCCGTAATCTCTTCATGTACGCCCCAGGCGGCAGCAAAGACGGGATCCAGGTCATCCCGCTGAGCGAAGTGACTGCCAAGGATGAATTCCTGAACATCAAGAGCGTCACGCGCGACGACATCCTTGCCGCCCACCGAGTGCCGCCGCAGCTGATGGGCATCGTTCCCAACAACGTCGGCGGGTTCGGGGCGATAGGCCCGGCAGCCCAAGTGTTCGCCAGAAATGAATTGCGGCCCCTGCAAACCCGGTTCATGGAAATCAATGACTGGATCGGCGACGAAGTAATCCGGTTTGAGCCCTACGTCATCAACGAGGAAACCTCGGAGCCGACCGCGCCGAATGTTCGACCCTGACGATCATCCGAATGTCCGTACAACAGTTCGCCGACTTCACGCTACACCCGACCGGCTGCCACGGTTTCGCGCAGCACTGCATTGATGCGCGTCTGCCAAACTGGTTATTTGAGCAGCACGGCCAGCACCAGACCAAAGCCGAGCATCAGCATGCCGCCCAGCTTGATGATGATGTCTTTGCGCAGCATCTCCATATCCTTGCGCACCAAGGCAATATCTCCTTTGGTAGCAATGTCCGCAGCATCTTGTGCCTCACGTACGACTTCCACAATGGCGCGGGCTTGCTCGCGCGGTATTTGTACCTTCTCCAAGGCGTCTACGAGTTTCAGTGTATCGAAGGTAACGGTGGACATGGTGGCAACTCCAAATGGTGGACAAAGTGTAGCACCCGCCCCAAACCTGTGCTACAGTACCCACGTTGCCGCAAACAACGGCAGCGCGGGTTTGGAAGCCCGACAATCAAGGCGCACGAAAACCGCGCCGTTTCCCCTTGTGGATGGTCGCGGTTTTTT